TCATTAGGTCCGGTCCACCGGACCACCCTCAGGTATATATAGGCATAACGCTGGACTTTGCAGTGTGTCCGCTTAGTCGAGTGGTACGCGGGTGTGAAAGAGTCACAGAACCCGGTAACACAGTAGTTCGATCGCTGATCGTGTCATAAAAAAAACCCTTTCGAAGAACAGGAAAAAATGGAAGCCCAAAATTTAGGGGTAAGAAAAAATTTGTTGGAGCATAGAATGATGACTCGTGATGATGTGATATGTGTGACTCAAGGCCCTAAGCGCCGCATTACCCCATATAGTGCTGAATGGCAGTGGACTATGTACTGCCCACGCGGTTCTAAACTTAATCCGATTGTAATAGAGTAAACAAAGCCGTGCCCGGCATTGGGTGTTCACATTGAATAACCCCAATTGCATGGAGAACACTGGTTCTTTTCTACCGGAAGATGCAGAATACTACGTGTTCGGACGAGAAGTCGGAGAGAGCGGTACCCCTCATCTTCAAGGTTACGTATGTTTGAAAGAGAAAAAGGCTTTGAGTTGGATTAAGAAGCACATTCACTCTGGAGCACATTGGGAGGTCATGCGAGGTACCCCTGAACAGGCCGCTGAGTACTGCAAGAAAGATGGCGACTTTGTCGAAGTTGGTGAAATCCCCGAGTCTCCCCAACAGTGCGGAGGCGCAGGTAACAAAAGACGTTGGGTAGAGGCCTTTGCAAATGCCCAAGCTGGCAAGTTTGATGAGATTGACCCTCAGATTCGGATAATGTATCATCGGACTTTGAAGAGTATTCATACGGATTGCTTACTAGAACGCGCTCCACTGGAGGGAGACCTTGAAAACCTTTGGTACTATGGCCCCCCAGGCTCAGGCAAGAGTCGCAAAGCACGTGAGGATCACCCTGACTGTTATCTTAAGGCACTCAATCATTGGTGGGATGGATATAGAGGTGAAGACACTGTGCTCATTGAAGAGTGGGAACTCGGTAGTGGGAAATACTTGGGTCACCACCTCAAGATTTGGGCCGATAGGTACGCCTTCGCCCCTGAGATCAAAGGGTCCCACCTTCCCAAGCAAAGACCTAAGCGAATCATCATTACAAGTAACTACTCCATTGACGAATGCTTCGGACCTGGAGTGGATGAGCAACTCAACCTCGCAATCAAGCGAAGGTTCAGATCAGTACAATTCCCCTTGGTGGAGTCAGGAATGGTAGAGGACTTTAGTTAGGGGTACAGGGTTTAATGCCTTAGAGTAAAAGCCTTTAAAAAATTTATTTTAAAAAAGGCCGTCCGCAGGACTGTCCAACGCTCCTCCTAGACAGTATTACCTAGGAGGAGCTGTGGACCGGACCATGTCCGGTCCCTATTAAAGCGCTAGTTGCGACTTTGTATAGCAACGATGTCGGTCCGGTCGCATCCATACTTCACGAAGATGTTTTCAGGCGTAGGCAACAAGAAGATGAAGGCCGAGGGTGGTAGTGCCCGAGGCACCCAAGTTCTCAAGCGTTGCCGTTACGGGAAGGATACTTCCCGTTTCAAAGCTGCTTCGAAGAACATTTATAATTTCGAGATTGCGCAGTGGGCAGTCGATCAGACATCGACTGCTACCCCTGCCGCTAATGTTGCCCCTTATGAACCAGTTTTTGGTGCAAATCCCCCTCCCACTCCATCAGGCGGAGCCACTTTGTGGGCTGCTGGTGCTCCTATGGATCTGTACCCTACGGATCTTCAGCAGTTCAAGCAGATGACGAATCGGAATGCCAACGGAAGTGGATGGAACACTTTTCGGATGTTAGGTGGTCGTATGTGCATTTCAGAAGAGATTCCTACTTTGCAAAATCCTTATGTGGAGACTTTTGCTGCCTTCAAGTTGGATGCCTTGGGTTTCAATGGCAACAGTGTGAACACTTTCAATCAAATGTGTCTCAGGTACAATTTGGTGAAGCAGGGTCCTTATGCTATGACGTTCTTTTTTCAAGAACCCCCTGTTGGAACGCGACCTGTTGTTCGTCAGTACCCAATTGCTGCTTCAGATGCAACGAATTTGGGCGGTGTTGGCCGCCCAACCATTGAAGAGCATACTATTGGTGCTTGGGAGTACATGATTATTCCGCCTCGTGTTCGTGCTTCAGTCAAGCTGAATGCGATTGTTGGGACACAATCGTGGAATCGTCTCATTGAGATGGGTTTTAAGCCCCGGCCGATTACCAAAAGAGGCATCACAATTTATTGTTCCAATGGTGGATTGGATGAAGATTCAATGCAGTTCAATCGTGTTGCAGGTGTCGGACCTGCCAGTATTTCAAACCTGACGCAGTTTTCTACTATTACTAGTCCTGCCGGGAACTCAGTGAACTGTGCTAACCTCAGCGAGGTTACTGCTGGTGGTTTGAAGAAGAGCAAGTGGAGAGAAACTGAACGTGTATGCCAGTATGCTACCATTGTCAATGCCCCCCCTACTGCAGGTGCCCCGTTGGAGACTCAAGTGTTGCAAGCATTTGATGACATTACGGCCCAAGGATACGGCTGTCAGCCTTTTGGATCTGCAGTTGTATTTAGGTTCAGACAGTTTGCACCGCCGTCCGCAGCGACAGCTGCTAACCCTCCAGTATTGACTCACATCGCAACAAGAACCAACATTCCCCTTGAGATTCATATTGACACCTCGTGTAAGTGGTCTCAAGCAACCCTTGATCAATTAGACATTGATCAGCAGACCAGTGTGTTTGGTTCCAATTAATTTACTAGTAAATCAGTAATAAGCAGAACGCTTGCCTTTTGCTTTGCCAATTGATCCGTAGTATTTGTGGCTGCGAAGGTATTTTTTGTAGCCGGCTTTGCCCCCCGAGTAACGAGTGTACACTTTGGCTTTCCTTTTTGCGACTTTTTTCCGAGCAAGGTACCCCCTAATCAGTTTCTGAATGGCGGTGGCGGCGCGTGTGCGCTTGCGCATGCGTTTGAAGCGTCCTTGAAGTTTTGATGGCATCTTAAGCCTTTTTCAGTAAGATCAGGCTTAAATAGTGATGTCATTAGGTCCGGTCCACCGGACCACCCTCAGGTATATATAGGCATAACGCTGGACTTTGCAGTGTGTCCGCTTAGTCGAGTGGTACGCGGGTGTGAAAGAGTCACAGAACCCGGTAACAC